TTCGACGACCGTCACCTGCACGGGCCCATTCGATGCAACGGCCGGCACGGTCACCCTGACGTGTCCATCGACCTCTGCATTCCCGCACACCATGTCGATCCAAGTCACGATGCCGTCGCCCTCGACCGCCATACGGTGGCAGATCGACGGCGTTCCATACATGGCCGGCGTGGGGGCAAAGTAAAACCGGTTCGGGCTGGCTGGTAACTCGGACAAACTGACAGTGAAGGCAACTCGACCCCGAGATCGACGCAGAAATCCGGCCCGTTATTTGTTCTTGCTTGCCCTTGCCACTTCGGCATTTGCGATCACGCCGGCGCGCGTGCTGATCGTTTATCAGACCAACGCGCCGGATAAAGACGCCGATGGCGTCGGGGATTCGCTGGAGCTCGCGCGCTACTACGCAGCAAAAAGGGGCGTGCCGGCAGCGAACCTGCTGGGAGTGACGCCGAGCGTCGCCACGATCTACGGCATCGCCGATTACGCAAAGTTCAGGAGTGAGCTGGTCGTTCCGATCCAGGCAAAACTCGCGCGGCTCGGCGCGGAGAATATCGACGTGATTCTGTTGGCCGGCGCGCTGCCCGTGAAAGTGACCAACGCCAGCGGCCAGGTCATGTCACTGGACAACGTGCTCATGGGCTTAAATTTCTGGGACGCATCGACGGCGGACTTCGCGCCGCTGTACAATCCGTACGGCGCGAACACCGTCGGGAAGACGCCATCGATCGGCCCGGACGCGCCGCGGTTCAGCCACGCCTTCAATTTCATCTCGACCACCATGTACCTGGTCGCGCGCCTGGGGAGCGATGACGCGCTCCGCGGCATGGAAGAGCTCGATCAGGACCTGTACGCAGAGCAGTACCTTTCGAACAAGGTAGGGGGGTACTCGGGAACAGGTTACATCGACAGCCGATATGGGGTACCGGTCGGCATGACCAACGCCGGCAAGCCCTACACCGACGCGTGGCTGACCGCCAACGTTCCGGCGATCGATGCGGGTTTCTTCACCTACGCAACGGCAGATGTGTGGATCGCGTTTGGCGAGCACATCATCAGCGCTGCAGGTTACCCGCTCAGATGGGAACAGACCAGCGCCTCGATCGGCGACGCCGGCTCAACCATAAGCAATGCTGCGCGAGCGCTCTGGTATGGCGGCTGGTACAACTTCATCAAGTACAACGACGTGTGGGACTGGCTGCCGGGCAGCGTGGCGTGCGATTTGAATTCCGCGCCCATGTTCGGCAAACAGGCCCTGGCGCACGGTGCGAGCAACGCCGCCTACGTGGTTTCCGAACCCTATTTGACCGGCCATCAGCGGCCCGACATCCTGCTCTATTACATCCTCAAGGGCTACACGTTCGCAGAAGCCGCAGCGCTCGCGACGCCCAATATAGGGTGGATGAACACAAACGAGGGCGATCCGCTCTACGCGCCGCTCGCGCCGCGCACGCCCGCTAAGGACACGACGGCGCCGGCGCTTGAGACGAGTCCAGCGATTTCACTGAAGCTCGGCACGACGGCTGACTGGCTCGTGAAGCTGATGATCGATGATTCTGCGGCGCCCGAGCTCGCGAGCGTGCGCATCGATTACGGGCTGACCGCAACCTACACTGGAACAGCCACGTCCGGCAGCGGATATTGGAAGCGGCCGAGCGTAACGCTGTCCGGACTCGTGGCGAACACGCTTTATCACTACAGCGTCACGCTCACGGATCCCTCGGGCAACGTTTCGCATTCAGCCGACGCTGTGTTCGTCACCGGGAAGGTGTCCGTCGCCGTCCCGTGCTCGGCGCTGGTCGATTCTGCCTCGGCGGCGTGCAAAGCTCTCATACAGTGAATCTAAGGCTGATTTTTAAACGGGCTGCAACTCGCGAAAGGACAACCATGCGAACCGATCTGGCAAAGCTTTACGACCTGACCGATAACCCCCCTCACCCGAGTTCGCTCGACGCACAGCAAGTCATCGCCTGGATGACGGCGCACGGCGCGCCTCAGCCCAAGAGCTCTTACATACGGTTCGTGTTCGGAGGAAGTCCAGAGCCAGGCGGACCTGCCGTTCCGCTCGGGTTCTGGGTTTTGCACTATCCAGGATCGCCTGCGGTGTTCGATCTCTCGCTCACGCTGAACGCTCCTTACGCGGCGCTGCTTTTCCTCGGCAGCATTCTCGGCTTTAAACCAACGGCCGCCGTGGAGTACGAACCACCCGCGCCTCCGCCAGCTCCGCCAGCTCCGCCCGTTGCGCCGCCCGACAATCCTGTCGGCGCGCCGATGCAGCCCTGGTTCACTGCGGTCGGCTCGGATTACTTTCTCGCGAAGGGCGACACATCGCCAGTCGGCGCGACGTTCCCAAGGCCGCCAGTCGCCTTCGAGCCGTTGTATCAGAAGATCAGTCTCGATAATCCGTGGTGTCCTGAAGTTATTTGGCGCCGCATCGCGTAATGCTCCTCCCAACCCGCTCGACCAGCAACGTCTCGAAGCCCACGCTCTATGACCGCGACCGCGGAACTTCAAAGGCGCGCGGCTATGACCGCTGGCACCGCCAACTCCGCGTGCAGTGCTTCGTGCGTGACGGCTGGCGCTGCGTCGCGTGCGGCTGGGAACCGCCGATCGTCTTCGACTGCCGGCGGTTCGAGCTGGGCGAGCCGCCGATCGCCAAGGTGCTCGAGGAACTGGCGCGCGCGCAGCAGGCCTGCGAGCGTCACCTCCACGCCGATCACAAGATCCGGATCGAGCTTCGGCCGGACTTGCGGCTCGATCTCGACAACCTGCAAACCCTGTGCGATTCCTGCCACAACCGCAAGAGCATGCGCGAGCTTCGTGGGCAGGGTAGGGCGGTGTCACCGCGTACGCTTGTTTCAGAAGCGCATAGGGCGGGTGAAATCTCTACAGGAACGCGGCCGGAACCGGCGTAGCAGCCGCCCACGAAAATCCGCGAAATTGAATTCCGCGTTTTGAAACCATGAAATCCAAGGCTTTCGAGATCGCCTGGTGGCTGATCGGCAAGGTCAAGCCGTACGAGCGCAACGCCCGCAAGCTGAGCGAGAGCGCGGTTGCCAAAGTCGCCCAGTCCATCGAGAAGTACGGCTGGCGCCAGCCCATCGTGGTCGACCGCAAGGGCATCATCATTGCCGGGCATACGCGGCTCCTGGCGGCACAGAAGCTCGGGCTGAAGCAAGTCCCCGTGCACGTGGCTAAGGACCTGTCGGAAGCCGAGGCGCGGGCCTACCGGCTAATGGATAACCGGTCTCATCAGGAATCGACCTGGGACGAGCTCCTGCTCGGGCCGGAGTTGCAGGACCTGAAGGCGCTGGATTACGACCTGGCGCTGACGGGCTTCGATCCCGGCGAGATGGACGCGCTGTTTGCAAAGCTGCAGCCTCCTTCGGAGGAAGACCCGGACGCCGCGCCTGGCGTGGAGACTTTCGCGGTCACGGTTCCTGGCGACGTCTGGCTCTGCGGGCGGCATCGCGTGATGTGCGGGGATTCGACGAACCTCGCCGATGTTGAGTCGGCAGTGGGGGGGGGTAAGCCCGTTCTCGTGCTGACCGATCCTCCGTACGGCGTCAAGTTCGAGCGCGGAAAATACCAAGGCAACAACCACGGGGCGAAGTTCGCAGCAATAGCAAACGACTCACTCGAAGGGCAAGCTCTAGAAGAATTCCTGCGCGCCTCATTCGCCAACGCCTACGCCGTGACCCCAGAAGAAGCTGCGATGTACGCATGGACCGGGTGCAGCCCAAAGCTGGCAGACGGTGGAGCAACGACTCTCCACGCGTTGAACGCGGCAGGCTGGGAAGTGCAGAGCCAAATAGTGTGGGCGAAGACGCCGTTCGTACTCGGCCGAGCAGACTATCACTGGCAGCACGAGGCAGCCTGGTACGGGTTCAAGCCATCGGGCCATCCCTGGCATGGCGGCCGGGACAAGGGAAGCGTCTGGAACGTTCCGAAGCCGAGGGCCATGGATCTCCACCCGACCATGAAGCCCGTCGAGCTTATGGAAATCGCCATCGGGAATTCGACCCTGGCCGGCAACGCGGTTCTGGACCTCTTCCTCGGTTCTGGCTCGACCCTGATCGCCTGCGAGAAGACAGCCCGGAGTTGCTACGGGACCGAGCTTTCGCCACAGTACGTGGACGTCATCGTCAAGCGCTGGCAGACCTTCACCGGCAAGGAAGCGACGCTTGAGGCCACTGGGGCGACGTTCCCGGCTTTGTCGCGCTCCAGGGCAAAAGCCGCATGAACACCCCCACCCAGGCCCAACCGAGCGAACGTGGGGCATCTGTGCGCGAAGTGTCCGGCCACGTCCGCGCTTTATGCACAAATCCGGTCGCCCAAAGCACCTAACCGCCTGCCCGTTCTGCCGGAACCCCTACGGAGCGCGGGACTTAAGGCAACATCGGGGCATTTGTGCAAAAAGACCAGCCGAGATGAGGGGACGGAAGCCGAAACCGGCAGCCCAAAAGCTGGCCGAGGGGGACACCCGGAAGGTCGGGGTCGGGAAGCTCCAGGAGCAGATTGCAGCCGAGCCGAAGGCGGCGCGAGGGCTACCGCCCTGCCCGGAGCATGTGACCGACCCGGTAGCTCGGGACCAGTGGGACTTCTGGGCTGAGGAGCTGGCGGCCATGGACCTCGACCGCAGGCCGGACGGAGCCATGCTCGAAGGTGCCGTGGTGAATTACGCTGCGGCCGTCAAGGCCGGGATCGAAGTCGCGCGGTTCGGCGAAGTGATACAGGAGCCGATCTTCTCCGAGGAGAGAGACCCGGAGACGAAGAAGTTCAAGGTGATCGGCATCAAGCAGCGGAAAAACGTCTGGGTCCAGATCCGCGAGCGTTCCTGGATGCTGGTGCACCGTTTCTGCTCCGAGTTCGGGCTCTCCCCGGTAGCGCGGACACGGTTGACCATCGACAAGAAGGACACCGCGATGGACGATCTTCTGGCGGCACTCTCAAAGCCACGTGCTCCTAAGGCAAAGCCTGAACCGGTGAATTAGATCGCTTCGGGTTCAGTCGTCGGAAGCTCTCAGCGCGCGTTCGTTTGCGCCTGTAAAGGTAAATCGGACTCCGGTGATATCGGCGACTTTCTCTCCATTGATCCACAATCCGGACACCTCCGTGATTGATCCGTAGGCCAGGAGAACAACCTGAGCGGGCCTGCGCGGTAGCGTAACAGTCTGGCTGGCCCTCCGCTGAGTGAAGCGCGACAACAGCGGCGCGAGCAGCGTAGCGAAGAATGCGCGGCGGTTCATCCTCCCGATGATAACCCCGAGCGCAAACGGCGGACCGCTGAGGGCAGCATCCCACTGAACTCGAAGCCATAAAGTTTTAAACGAATGTGCCTTTCTTCTCTCAGGAGCACGCCGATGCCGCCTGCAATTTCTTTGAAGTGCTGCTCAAGCACACCGCAGACGACTGGTACGGCAAACCGTTCCTCTTAGCTCCCTGGCAGGAAGAGGCACTCTCGCAAATCTTCGGCCCGCGGGACGACGATGGCGGGCAGCTCATCCAGATGGCATATCTGGAAGTGCCGAAGAAAACCGGGAAAACAGAGTTCGCCGCGGGCGTGGAGTTGGCGGCTCTCGTTCTGGACCCGCATCCCGGTTGTCAGGTCTACGGCGCGGCCGCGGCGCAACGCCAGGCGCTGAACGTCTACCGCGCCGCCTGCAAAATGGTGGAGCAGAGTCCGCTGCTCCTGAAGCTGCTCCGCATTCTCCGCGGGACGAACCGCATTCTGAAGCGTTCCGACCCGGACAGCTTCTACGCGGCGATCGCCGCAGACGGAGACTTGAACGACGGGGTGAATCCCGCGTGCGTGGTGGGCGACGAGGTTCACCGCTGGAAAACGCGACAGCAACTTGAAAACTGGGACGTCCTGACTAAGGGCGGCATCACGCGCGGCCACATGCTCGCGCTCGCCATCACCACGGCCGGGGTGCAGAACGAATCCCCGCTCGCCTGGCGATTGCATGAGAAGACCCGGCGCATCGCCGAAGGAATCGTCCAGGATCCAACGTTCTACGGGCGAATTTATGCGGCGGGCCCGACCGACGACTGGACCAGCGAGAAGACCTGGATCAAAGCCAACCCGAGCCTGAAAGAAAACGGCGGCTTCCTGGACATCGCGCAATATCGGAAGCAGTACGAAGCCACCCAGTCGGACCCCGAGGCGCAGGCCTCGTTCCGCCGTTACTTCCTGAACGTCTGGGACCAGAAAGAGCACCGCGCCATCGACATGGCGAAGTGGGACGGCTGCCCACTCGACTGGAAAGCAGCAGGTTTGCTTTCGAAGCCTCCGGAAGATAAGCTCCGGCCTCTCCCACACGACGTGATGAAGCAGTTCATCGAGCGGCGCTGCTCCGTGGGCATCGATTTGTCGATGACGACCGACTTCTCGGCCGTTACCTTCGTGTTCCCGCGCGAGGACGAAGGGTTCGATGTGCTGCCGTTCTTCTGGATGCCGGAAGACGGCATCGTAAGGCGCGAACAGCGGGACGGCATGCCCTACCGGACCTGGGCCGAGCAAGGATTCATGGAGCTCTGCCCCGGAAACGTTATCGACTACCGGGATGTCGAAGCGCGGCTGATCTGGGGCGCGGCAATGTTCGACGTTGAAGAGATGTGCTTCGACCCGTGGAACTCGCGGCAGATTTCCGTGGGCCTGGTCGAGGCGGGATACAACTGCGTGGAAGTGCGGCAGGGCTACCAGACGCTCTCGGAACCTTCGAAGAAGCTGCTTGAGCTGGTGAAATCCGGCAAATTGCACCACGGCGGCCATCCCGTGCTGCGCTGGAACGCCTACTCGCTCTCGACGGTGGAACGTAACGACAATTTGATGTTCGCGAAACCCGAGCGGGCTAAGAACTCTGCCCGAATCGACGGCATCTCGGCCATGGTGAACGCGCTGGCGCGCATCCTGACGGTCGAAAGCAAAACGATTAGCTATACCGGGCTACGCAGCGTCTGATAACCCGAAGCCTCATGCGTTGAATGCTCGCGTTCCCTGCTTCTTTTGAGAATGCTTTAGACAGACCGAAGCGTGAGCGCGTTGCGTTGATCGTCTGTTGCGTTATTCGCGGCAGGTCGTGGTACTGAGAATATCGCATCTCGAAAACCCTGAAACCGCGTCTCCGTAAAGCCCGAAAGACGTCCAGTTCGGTCCATGGATCTATGTAAACCGGGTATTCGCTCCACGGATCGACGTAACTCGCGTCCGTTGGCAGGAACTGCGGGGCGAGCACTCGACGTGGGAACCCCGGCGCGAGCAGCGTAGCGAGGAAGGAGCGGCGGTTCATCCTTCCGATGATAACTCCGAGCGCAAACGGCGGACCGCCGAGGGCAGCATCCCACTGACCCCGAAGCAGTAAAAAAGTTCAGAACGAATCTTCCACTCCCAAATGCTCCCCGAAATCACTTCGCGCGTGAAGGCGCTGCTGTCTCGATTCGATAGCGCGCCCATTTCGTTGGGATTGAAAGACTACGGCGGCGGCGTCGGGTTCTCTTCCGTCACGGCCGCGGCGTTTTACGCGCGCAACTATCCGCAGATTTATTCAATCCTGAGCGGCGGCGGATTTCCGGCCTGGTCCGGCGAGCCGGTCAGTATCCAGACGGCGCTGAATCATTCGGTCGTCTGGGCCTGCAACAAGCTGATCAGCGAAACCACGGCGCAGCTTCCCCTGGCAATGCTGCAGCAGAAAGCCAACTCCAAGCGCGAGGCTTCCGAACATCCGATGTATGCGGCGCTCCACGACGCTCCCAATGCCGAAATGACGGCGTCGACGTTCCGGGAGTCCCTGACTTCTCACTGCGTGCTGCACGGCGGAGGGTTCGCTCAGATCATCCGGCGCAGCGGAACCGGGACCGCCATAGAGCTGAACATGCTTCCGCCAGAGACGGTCTTCCCGGACCGCGAGAAGACCGGGCAGAAGCGGCTGACCTACACCGTCAAAAACGGCAACGATCCGGAGAAGACCTACACCGTCCAGCGCGGAAAGCCGCAGGACATCCTGCACCTGCGGGGACTCGGGTGGGACGGCATCCGCGGTTACTCGGTAATCACCATGGGCCGGCAGTCCATGGGGACTGCGATCGCGGCCGAGCGCAACGTCGCACGCTTCTACGCCAACGGCGGCCGGGTGCCTTATCACCTGGAAATGCCGATGAAGTTCAAATCGGACGCGGACTATGAGAAGTTCCGGGCCGACTGGGAAAAGATCTACTCGGAACCCCACCGGGCGCCGATCCTCGAAAACGGCATGACCTACAAGCAGGACGGTCTCAATGCCACCGATGCACAGTTGCTCGAAACGCGGCTGTTTCACATCCACGAAATCTGCCGCTGGTTTCTGGTTTCCCCGCACCTCGTCGGGGATTTAAGCCGCGCGACGTTCTCGAATATCGAGCAGTTGGCGATGGAGTTCGTCAAGGTGACGCTCTCGGCCTGGCTGAACCGCTGGGAGAAGGAACTGTGGCGCTGCGTCCTGACCGATGAAGAGAAGGCGCAGGGCTACTTCTGGAAGCATAACCTCAACGCGCTGCTCCGTGCTGATTTCCAAACCCGCATGGCCGGCTATTCCACGATGCTGCAGAACGGCATCGCCAGCGTGAACGAGATCCGCGATCTCGAGGACTGGAATCCGATCGACGGCGGCGACGAACATCACATCCAGCTCAACATGCAGCCGCTGCCGGGCAACGGGACATTGACGCCGCAGGGTGCGGCCCTGGTCCGGCTGGGCGCGAACTGAAAAACAAGGAGACATTCTCATGAAGGCCACCAAGGCTATCACCGACACCAAGCACCGCCTGCGCATGGAGATCAAAGACATCTCCGCGACCGGCGAATTCGAGGGCCTGCTCTCCGTCTACGGCAACGTGGACCAGGGCGGGGATCTGGTAGAGCCTGGGGCCTTCACCAAGACCATCCAGGAGCGCGGGACGCAAGTTCCGCTGCTCTGGCAGCACCGCCCCGATACGCCGATCGGCATGCTGTCGCTCCAGGACGGTCCGGACGCGCTGCGCGTCAAGGGCCAGCTCCTCATGGACCTGCCGGAGGCGAAGAAAGCCTATCTGCTCATCAAGGCGCGCATCGTGAAGGGTTTGTCCATCGGCTTCGAAACGATGAAAGACAACGTGGCCGATGGCGTGCGCCGGCTGAAGGAACTGCGCCTGTTCGAAGGCTCGATCGTGACGTTCCCGATGAACGAGCTGGCCACCATCACCAACGTGAAGCAGGCCAACGGAGAGCCGGGCGACTTCAACGAGGAATTGAACGAAATCCAGCTCCGCTCCGCGCACTTCCAGTACCTGCAGGCGCTCGACAATGCCCTCTGCGAGGTGCGCTGGTCGGATCTTTCGAAGGACGACCAGGTCACGGCGGCACAGGCGATCATCGAGCAATTCTCCGAGGCATACCTGGCGTATCTGCCGGCCTACATCGACATGATGGCTGAGCTGTACGGCTCGATGGAAGCGATGGCGCGTCGCGATCTCGAACTGAAAGGCGCGGCCAAGACCAAGCGCGTCGACGGCGTCGATCTGACCGCGAGCTGCTTTGCCTGCGTCGGGGATCCAACTAAAACGGAAACCTGGAAACTCCCAATCAACTTCCCGGGCGATGACGCGAAGACCAAATCGCACATTCGCAACGACCTGGCCCGTTTCTCGCAGACCACCGGCATCCCGGACAGCGAGAAGCCCAAGGTACTCGCCAAGATCCACGCGGCGGCCAAGAAGCACGGCATCGACACGGGCGACAAGGCGGTCGAATCGTACGCGCTCGAATTGAAGGCCGGTCGCGCGCATAGCGCCGCCACCGTGGACAGCTACAAGGCCATGGGCGAACACGTGAAGGGCATGGCAGACATTTTAGACGCACTCTTGGAGGAAGCCGGCGAAGCCACTTCTGACGATTCAGGAGCCGCAGAAAGCAAGACCTCCGAGCCGGAAGACATCCACTCGGCAGCCGAAAGCCTGATGGAAAGCATCAGGGCGCTCATTCCCGCAGCGTAAGCCGGGGAAATCCAACACAGGAGAAAAGTAAGTGGAGACACTAGAGCAGAAGCTCGCCACATTGCAGGGCGAGCTCAAAACTTACTTCGACAAGGCTGCCGAGGAACAGAAAACCCGCGGCACCATGCACGAAGAGACCAAAGCCCAAATCACGGCGCTCCAGAAACAGGTGGACGCCATCGACGTGAAACTCGCCGAGAAGCACGTCGGCACCGGCACGCAGGAAAAGACCCTGGTCGAAGTGCTCAAGGAAGACGAGAGCATCTGCCGGCTCATGGCGAGCCCGAACAAAAAGGGGACGGGAACCATCGTCCTCAAGGGCAACCACGCCATGGAGCGGAAGACCACCGTGTCCGTTAGCGCGGTTGGCCTGGCGACGAGCGGCGTCATCCCGTTCGACCGCACGCCCGGCATCGTGCAGGAGGCGAGACAGCAGCTTCGCGTTCGCAACATGCTGACCTCGCGGCCGACTTCCCTGCCCCTGGTGGACTTCGTCAAAGTAAACGCGCCCATGACCCGCGCGTCTCCGCAGACCGAAGCCTCCGACAAGTTCGAGAACGCCGTTACGTTCACGACCAAATCGGAGCGCGTCCGCACGCTGGCCACCATCATCCCGGCCACGCGACAGGTGCTCGACGATTTCGCCGAACTCGCGGGCTTTCTGGACACCTCCCTCCGGTATTACGTGAACCTGGAGGAAGAGACGCAGATGTTGAGCGGCTCTGGCACGGGCGAGGACCTGGACGGCTTCATCACCCAGGCGACCTCGTTCAACACCGGCCTGCTTTCCGCGTCCGCCGGCTGGAACAAGATCGACATCATCGGTCGCGTCATCCAGCAGATCACGGTGGCGAAGGAGCTGCAGCCTACGTTCGTCGTGATGCACCCGACCGACTGGTGGGGCATCCGATTGACGAAGGACAGCTACGGCCGGTACATCCTGGGCGATCCCCAGGAGATGGTGTCTCCTACCATCTTCGGCCTGGATGTGGTTTCGACCACGTCCATCAGTTCCGGCACGTTCCTGGTCGGCTCCGGGTCCCCCGTGGGCTGCGAGATCAGGGACCGCATGGAACTGGTGGTTGAGGTGAGCACGGAGCATTCAGACTATTTCTCCAAGAACCTGGTTGCGATCAGGGCTGAGAAGCGTCTGGCTCTCGTGATCTACCGCCCGGCGTCGTATATCACCGGGACCTTCACGACCTCGCCGTAGTCGACGAGCTGATCCCCCAGAGGCCGGTAGGATTCCGGCCTCGCTTTTCACCCTTGGAGGCCGGATCTTCCCGGCCTCCGTTTTTTCCGAACAACCTTATGCGTCTCATTGCAAACCGCCAACTCTGTTTCGGCAACTCAGTCGTCGACCCCGGTCACGAATTCGAAGCCACGCAGGACGTCGCCGCCTCGCTGCTCAAGCGCGAGCTCGCCCGGCGCGCGGAGCCTCCCAAGATTCTGTACGAGTCGAAGCCGGCGAGCGTTGAAGCACCGCAAGTTGAGCCCGAAGCTCCAGAGGTGAGCGCGCGGCTACCGTTTCGTGACGTGCCTGTGCCTGACCCGGAACCGCCGGGAGTGGCTGCCGAAAGCGATCCAGTGCTTTCTGAACCAGACCTATCGAAACAGGGAACTGCTGATTCTGGCAGACGGCGCGGACGTTCGCGATTTGATTCCTCCCGATGACTCCCGGATACGGCTTCTCTGTCTTGATGGCGCGACCGGGATCGGGGAAAAGCGAAACTTCGGATGCTCCAAAGCCCTCGGCGAAATCGTCGCGCACTGGGACGATGACGACTTCTCAGCGCCTGGCCGCCTGGATGACCAGGTGGCTCGGCTGGTCGAGACCCGCAAGGCCGTCACCGGATACCGCTCCATGCGGTTCACTGACGGAACCCGCTGGTGGAAGTTTACCTACCAGAACCACAACGCGCTCGGCACGTCGCTCTGCTACCGGCGCGAATGGTGGCAGAAGCACAAGTTCAACCCGATCCAGATCGGGGAAGACAGCGCCTTCGTCGCGGCCGCGGCCGCGGAAGGCCAAATCGCCCTCGCGGAAGCGGGCGAGCTGATGTACGCAACGAATCATCCCGGAAACACGAGCCCACGAATGCTCGGGGACAACTGGAAGCCGCTGTGAACCTCAATCTCGGTTGTTCGGACGCCCACAAGCCCGGTTACATCAACGTCGATATCTGTCCGCCGGCGGATCAGATCGTCGATCTTACGCAGCCGTGGCCCTGGCCGGACGGCAGCGTCGAACTGATCCGAGCCCACGACATCATCGAGCACCTGCCGGACAAGATCCGGACGATGAACGAGGCTTACCGGGTGCTGAAATCGGGCGGACGCATCGAAATTTGCGTCCCGACGACGAACGGCGCCGGCGCATGGCAGGACCCGCAGCACATCAGTTATTGGAATCTGAGCAGCTTCCAGTATTACGTGGCCGGGGACCCGCACCGCGAGCGCTTCCACAAGGCGAACGGCGTCACGGCGGCGTTCGTTGTCCAGTCCTTCGAAGAGAGTGACTATCCGGGCGGGGTTTTCGGGAAGATCGTCAACGTGCCGAAGCTGACTATCGTGCTGGCGAAGCCGTGACCGACCCAAAACGTTCTTTCGAGCGGCCGCTATCGCTGCTGCTG